CTTGCATTTTATCGCCGTTATCTAGTTTGTAACCATTAGATGTAGTTACGTTAGCATCGCCTAAATAAACAGCACCGCCGCCTAAATTATGTAGCCATACTGTCTGATCCATAATATTGGCAGCTACTAATAATGTAGCCGTTGTAGTTACTGTTACTTGTGCGCTAGTCGGCATAACTTAGTCCTAACTTTTCTATCAGTTTTGCGGCTTTTACAGGGTCGATCCCCACCTCAAAATGCATTTCATCCTTGCGTGTCCAAGTACCGCCCCAATTAAGGCCGTACTTTCTAGTCAATGCCAGGATCATTGGTACTTTTTCAGCTGGAAACGTGCCAGCCTTGCCAAGCGGATGCTTAGTTGCATTTAGATCGATCGCTGTACCGCTGCTGTGATTGCTTAACTTGCCCGGTACGCCTCTAACATCTCGGTAGCAGTAGCCCCAATCATCTAGCGCACCGCCATCGATCGGCTCGATTAGTTCATTAAACTGCTCAGCAAAGGCAACCAATAAAGGCGCAGCAAAATAGGCGCATCGCAGCTTAATAGTGCTGCCCTTGATTGCGTAAGACTTGATACGGATCGACTCAACATCTTTAGATGCTGGCCAGCCGTTATAACTAATTGCTGACATCGTAATCTGCTACCCGTGGATCGTAAAAAACATCCTTTATTGGATCGTAAGCATATTCAATACCTGCAAACTTTCCACGATAATTGCCGTTATAACTTGTACGCTTGCAAGTTTGACCGCGCAAATTGCCGTACCACGTTTCAGGGTCTAAGCCTTCGATTAGTTCGGTTTCATCTATACCGACTATAACTTCGGTAACAATATTGTTTTCATCTAAAAATGCGTAATGTGCCATTATGCCCAGCTCACATTTCCAGTACCAGCTGTAATGGTAGTTACCTTAAAGCCACCTGAAGGTGACCCAGTTGTACCAGTTAAACCTGCACCAATAGTTATTGTTTTAGTGTCAGGATATTTAAGAATCACAACACCTGAACCGCCATTACCGCCAACGGAATCTGAAATACCATGAGATCCACCACCGCCGCCGCCAAGGTTCGCAGTACCCGATGTAGCAGCACCACCTGATCCACCGCCGCGCCCAGCGTTAGTGCCACCTGTACCACCAGCTGAACCATTATCTTTTGCGCCAGCACCTGCGCCACTGCCATAAACTACTGCGCTGCCTGAAATACTGTTAGATGTACCAGCACCACCATTACCGCCAATATTGGATGTATTTCCTGTGCCTACTGCAGATGATCCACCGCCGCCACCGCCTGAACCTACGTTACCGCCGTTATTCCAACCAGCTGCACCTGCATAACCTTGTACTGGCGATGTGCTTGGCGTATTACCTGCACCACCTGCTGCACCACCACCTTGGCCACCACCACCTGAACCACCAGCATTACCAGGAAATGGTGTTGTATAGCGACCGCCGCCCCAACCGCCACCAGCAGACGTAGTGCTATTAAAAATTGAATTTGAGCCGTTTGATCCTTCACCACTTGTGCCGCCGCCACCCGTGCCACCTGCACCAATAGTTACTGAGTAATTTGTATTTATATTAACTGTAGTGGCAGAAATTGTGCGATAGCCACCGCCACCGCCACCACCACCACCGCTGTTATTTGTACCGAAACCACCGCCAGCACCGCCAGCAAGTATCAAAGCATCAATATTAAAAGTAGGCGGTACGGGAATTGAATTTACGCCAGCAATAACATTTAACATTATGCGACCGCACCTACAACGTACCAAGCATCTGTACCAGTTTTAATAAGTGCAGCTGATTTGTATTGGCTAAGTGTTGGACTTGCTGCAGTAGCACCAGCAGATAGAACAGTAGTCGTACCAGGCGTTACAGCTGAAATTGTGCAGACACCTGCGCCAATATTCATAACTGTAATAACTGTACCGACAGCAAATGCTACCGATGCATTAGTAGGGATCTTAAACGCGTTAGCCGATGCGTTAGACATTGTCACTAGCACCTGGTATTGATCGGTTGATGCCGCTGTGTAGGTAGCACCTGTCTGGGCATTAAGGGTAAAGGCCACTAACCCGTTAAACATGTCCGCGGTTAGTACCTCACCCGTTACTGCTGGGAATCCTGTTGCCATTTATTTCTCCTTAGTATGAAAGTACATTTTGTCCCAAAACCCCATAGTTAGCATTACCAATAATAAACCCATCTATTACGGGTTCAAGTGTAGTAAAGGTAGTGCGCCATTTATTCGGGGTAACGTTATGTGCCACGCCGAAAACTTGAAGGGTCTTTGTAAGGGTAGATGCACCTGGTTGGTTAGTAGTAATAGTTACCGGGTCAAAGAAATCAAGATCAAGCGCGGCTAATATGCCATTGGCGTAGTTATCTGTGTATAGGTCTAACTCAATCGCATCGCATCTAACGCTGGTTTCGGCACGGCTTGCAACGTATGCACGGGCATAGTCCAGCGCAACCTGATCGGTCTGCATTAGTAAATCTTGCTGGTTATAAGTATGCGCAAAATATTTTTCAACGCTTGCAGAATTTACGGCAGATTGAACGCTGCCACCTGTTCTAGTAATATTAGCCTGGTTAAATACAAGGGTGTCATCTAATCGCCATACGGCATTGGCATAACCAATATCTGTGCCGTTATCGTTAAATACTGTAGGCGTACCGCCGATGCTTGCCGTAGTTACCAAGCGGTCTTGGAACGTCCACGATCCAGATGCATCTACATATATTGCACCATATTCGCTATTTGTGGCTGTCTGTAAAGCTGCTAGGGCTGTACGGGCTGTACCTGGATCGTTCTGCAGCTGCGTTAGCCCGGCATCTACGTCACGCATGGATGCAGGCCAAGCAATAGTGTTAAGGATCTGGTTAATTCTTGTACCGCTTAGGTCGCCTGCAGTCGCACCTGTGACTGTACTAATTTGGGCATTTTGAGCCAAGCGCGTGGCATCAACCGCCGTTATAACTGTGTACACAACATCATTAGCATTTTTAGGGGTAGTGGTTGTATAGCTAGTAATAAACCCTGAGAACATTGGATAGGTAACGCCAGCGGATGTAGCCGATATTGCCACCTTACGCATCGGTGTTAGGTAGCCGTAGTACGGGCTTGCTGGGTTCTGTGGGTTAAAATCGCCGTTCTGATCCACGATGCGTAGGGTTAGCGATCCTGTCTGAAATTCATCGGCTGTAGCGGATCGACCGCGCCTAGTTGAAACGCTATCTACCACATCAGATACATCCACAATTAGCGCGGCTGAGTCTGCTAATACGTTAGTACCTAATATGCCTTCACCAATTATAAAAGCCTGAGCAAAGGCTGCGCCTGTACCAAAGTTAATAACCGCGTTTATTGTTGGAACTGTCATTAGCCTGGCAACGTTCCTGCAGGGAATTGACTCAAACCGCGCCGTATGTTGTCCAGCATCGCACGATTGATTATGTCTGAAAAATCCTCACCATCGAGTATTGATCCTTCAACCACTACTGTTACTGAGTTATCTACAGATCCAGTACCTGTGCCTTGGCCTGTGCCGTATCCAGGGCCGCCCATGCCATCATCCCAGATAGGTTGCCCACCTATGCCAAACCTCGGGCCTTGTGACCCACCGCCGCCGCTAGGCGGTGTAATTATTGGGGCAGGTATTACTACCTGAGTAGCAAGTAACGCTAGGTAATCTTGTTGCGCCTTGTATTTGGCATCGTCTGCTATTTTCTGAGCAGCTGCAACACGGGCAATAATATCTATTTGTGTAGTGTAATTAAGAATATCCATCGTGGCCTGAGCCGCTGCTACCTTGTCTAAGGATGCAAGTTTAGCAATAGATAGCAGTTCTACCTGTGTTTTCTCGGTATAAAAATTGGCTTCAGCTAAGCCGCCTGATTGCTGGATAGCTGCATTGTATTTAGCGTAGGCAGCCTGGCGAGCTAGGGCGGCTTCTTCTTCCGACATCTTTGTAGTTTTAATGCGCTGCAGTTCATCAAGTAGCAGCTGGTTAATGTAGTTGAGTTCAGTTTCGCTTATGGTCTTAATACCGGATAATTTGTTAGTTTGCTGTTCTGCAGTTAGCAGTGCTAATTGCTCAATATATTTAAGGGCAGTTTCGCCGTTATCGTTCTCGATCTCCTGCATAGCCAATAGGCGCAGGCGTTCATCCTTATCGTAAGTAGATTTAAGCGCAGCTGCTATCTGGATCTTAGTAAGGTCAAAAGTAGATGATGCCTTAGCAAGTGATGCTCTAGCCTTTTCATCCATTAAGGCTTTTTTAGCTGCCGATGCTTTTAGTTTTAATAATGCTTTTTCTTTAGCCAGTCTTTCACGTTCAAGTTTGGCACGTTCTTGCTCGATCTTAGATAATTGTGTAGCAGACTGATCTAATACAACGCCGGTACTCATCTGGAA